CAATGGAAAAAAACTTGAGAAGTGAGCTAGAAAGGTTCATTAATGAGAGATCTCAAAATGCCTTAGCAGAAATAATAGAAGACGCTAGTGAGGATGAATTTGAGGATCTTGACGAAGATGAACTAGCAGTTAACAGTGTTGAGGAGCTAGAAATAGAAAATGACAACACTGACAGCAGTGAAATCTCAATTGACAACAGTGACAATGCATTGAGTCAGGACGTTAAGATGGAGATTGACAAAATAGTATCTGCAGATACTGAAGTGCCAAATGAGTTTGAGAATTATCCTGCAGTAGAAAATATACTGAGGGATGATTACTTAACAGCAATATCAAACACTAAAAAGATCATTGGCAAAAGCAGCGGAACGCTGTTAGTAACCAACAACAATGAGTTTTTAACCATGTTCAATACTGTTTGGAAAGATCAATGCTCAAGAGCTAGGATCAAATTTACCAAGCACTGTTCAGAGGAAGCCCATTCGAATTTAGTGCATTACGTGAAACAATATTTGCCAAATTGTTTTGTTGAGGAAAGAGTTGGGAGGGTTATATCGGAGGCATCTAAGCGTTATAAAGAAATAAAAGAGAAAGAGTTCACCACATGTGCAAACCTTAGCCCAGACTTGATTCTAATATACAAGAGCAATGCTCAGAGGCTCAATTTTGTGGCAATAGAAGTAAAAGGTAGCGGTGAGTATACAGAGGAGATCAGAATGGGAACTAAATACTACCCAATTAAAAATTCTTGCAACAGTGCAGGGATAGATTATAAATACATACCACTACATCACAACAATATATCTCAGTGGATGCATCTACTGAGAGACATCAGCGTGAATTGTAGGGCACCAGACTTAGCAAATGAGTGTCTAGTTAATTTCCACATGTATAAAGAGATGGCATTTGTGATGAAGCAACACTACCCTGAAGTTAGATTAGACAACATGAGATCTAAGGAAGGAGCTGATAAGATAGAATTCCCTGAAATTGAATCTTACAATATAGGCAGAATAAGAGGTTACAATTGTGAGTGGGGAAAGAACTGGAAGCCAAGGGTTGCAACATTTCAGGATGTTGTTGAAGAAATGAAAATTGCACTAGAGGAAATGGAAGACCCATTCATAGCTACTACTAAAGAAGAAATTTCAAAGGGCTTTGAGACTGTAAATATAAAAAATGATTCATGCGATGAATTACCAATAGTAAAAGCTAAGCCGTTTTGTATGTTCCAAATACCTTTGATAAGGAATGACAAAGGGGTTAAAAGGCTGCCAATGATACAGTTCTTCAAGGGGCTGAAAGATGTCAGTGGACTAAGTGAAGAGGCTTTAAGCTGGTCTAACTTTATCAATCAGGAAAGGATTGACCCTGTAACTGGGAATAAGGAGCCTGCTATGAAGAATCGAAGAAATAATATAAGAGTGAATGCCAACAAGGCTGCCAAAACATGCAAGACGCTAAGAGATTTATATGAATTGTCAAAAACCAAAAGGCAAAGCAAGCCATTAAGAACTATACGAAGTAGCTACTTTCCATTAATACGGCAAGAGATGGAAGAAATTAGAAAAGAGTTGGAAGGGTTGACAAATTCGCCAATAAAACTAGACAGGTATAGGGAAACTGTAAACCAATGGTACATGAATGATGAGGATGACATAAGAGAGGTTGGTGATGAGATTGTCGATATTCTCTTATGTAGCAGAAGTGCAAGGTTATTAAAAACTGCTAGTGACATCAGTTCTAGTATACTGCTAAATCTTAATAACGGAGGGAAAAACTTCTGTATTTATGACGGTGGTTCAACAGATCAGATGGTAGTTGTCTTCCCTCATGGGTTGACCAACAATGCAAACACGAGTGTCAAGTTTATAACTATCTGTCGAAAGCCAAGTAGGAGATGCTTTGAAAGGGTAGTGTCAACATTCTTTGTGGGAGACGATGAATTTGAAGTTAGCAATATCA